AATATTCCCACTCGCCGGCGTGGGGATCAAGAGTCGGTTTAGAACTATCACCACAATACGGGACTCTTGTACAAACACCCATACCAGGTTCTCGTTCCATGGTAGGACTAGAAAATCTTCGCTTGAACTTTGGACTTTTGCGGGGTTTGCTCTTAGCAATCTCCCTACAATAAGGTATATCCGTTCTAGCTTTTGGACTACATTTCTCTTCACATTTAGGACAAGACACTTTTTCCAACACCGTTGCACAATCACAATACAACATTCCACATTTCTCACATTTAGTGGGAATAGATTCTTGATTAGCCAAATATTGACCTTCTTCAGTAAAATGTTGTTTGGATGCTATCTGCAACCACCTCAAATACTCTTTAACAGAGACTCTCTTCAGCTTCTTACCTTCAAATTCGACAGGTTTCATAGCAGAGAGGTTGACGTTTCTCTTGTTTTGAGCAGTGTACGTACGCACAGTCAAATACCAAGCATCAGGACATGATGTTTGACCGTACAGAGCTTCAATCTTCTTCTTGTTAAGAATTCCATTCTCACAACACTCAGGTTTAGGCTCCACTTTTACGTGGTACATACGTCGAAGAACTGATTCAGGTTCATTGGAATATTTCGCTGCATTAAGATGCTCAACATTAGTCGAAACAACACAAAAATAAGGATTCAAAGAAACCTTTCCTTTCAAAAACACATCCGCCATTGGCGCTAAGTATTTAATGTTGTTTATGACTTGAATCAAACGATATGCAGGCGAAAAATCCATAAATTCTTCTTTGGTGTTGGCGAAATCGTCAAATATGATTGCGTTTATATGAGATCGTACTGAAGATGCAAACTTGTCATTATCTGCCCAAGTTGCAATACGATCTTTTTCAGCACTCAAATCATTATAGACGAGTCCGGCGTTGACAGTTAAGTTTGTTAGACTAGATTTTCCACATCCAGATTGTCCAAACAAACATACTGCAAATGGGGCTATTCTCAACCCGCCCCTGGTTCGCAATTGTGTGAATTCGGTTTCATTGTCCCTCAACTTATCCATACGATCAGAAACATACTTCCTTTCGAAAGTTTGACTTCTTTTAATGAATTTTAAGAGGTTGTCACCAAATTCAATTGCTTTCTTCAAACGAGCTTCATATTCATTGTCATCGATATCAGTATACTCTCTAAGATTACCTGCTAAGGCATATCCGTGGAAAGATCTGATTTCGTTGTACATTTGATCAAACTCGGAAATTTTATCATCTTCCATAAAGAAAGCTGACACTTCTCCAGTCTGATAAACTCGCCATCCACCCTTCATAAATCCAGAAACTGCTTCATAAAAAGCTTCAAACACATCTCCTGCAGCCAATTGTCTCTTCGAAACGATAGGTGAAAACAACGAAACATTTCCCATTTTAAAAGTGAGATCTGCCGTTGCACACATACCTGAAGAAACTATGACATTGATAAGGTTTGTAAACTTCTTAGCTATAGAAGAGTTCCGAAATTCCTTCCAATTGCCAAAAGCTTGGTCCATGGCTTGATGCCAAGGTACAGCTTCTGTACTCCCATCCTGAGTATCCAATATCATCAATTCCTCCCTGCATTCTCTCATAGAGTCTGCTCCAAAGGCTTCTTCCAACATCTCCTCGATCTGGGCAATTCCATCATCACTAGACCAATCACTGATATAGTCTATCCTCATCAACTGTCTGTAGACATATAACGGCAACGACTCCTTAACATGCGCTTGCATATATTGGGTAATCGCAGCAATCATTCCACGTTTAGTTTTTGAGTCACGTAAGCTTTCAAATAGACACCAAACTTGTATGGCTTCCTTCAAATAAGGATCCATTTTCATAAATCCCATTTGTGGTTCCAAAACAGGTCTAGTGAATTTCCGATACCACGAGTGAATCAAGAAGAAACAATCGATTAGTACTGCAGAACAAAATAAGATCTTCGAAAAGAATCTCACCCATTCTAAGAACAAATCGGCTGCTCCTGGGTGGTAGAAAGCTCCACAAATCAATAGCCAAATATACATTAGGCACAATGGCGGAGGCTCCCATACCGGGTGGCGTTCACGTTTCTGCTTTTTACGGCGTCTACGCTCACATTTGTCGCAATAGCTTACCCCCTTAGAGGCAGTTGAACCTTGCTTCGACAGTTTCAACTTTTGGGTTTGGTGGGCACGGTTAGCAAATCCTCGACTCATCTTTCATATAAAATAAAACGACGAGTCAAAGATCATTCCGTGCAGGTGTCCTGCAAAGAATAAATCTTCAACAGTCGACATAGCTCCTTTGGCTCTGTATTTCAAAACGGACAGAAATAAGAGTTTAATCAGGAACATCATTGGACGTTATTCCGCGGACACATACGGCCGTCCTCCGTTCACAAGTTAACACAACTGATGTCTCCAGGTCTCTAAACTCAAATTCATGAGCGAGCCTGCCTGGCAACAACGCATCATGCGCTTGCAACTAAGTCTCGTCTGGGGTTGGGTCCCTACCCTAAGGCGTTACCCTAATTTACCGGTGCTCGTATCGCCGGCAAAGTTCACGTTTGGAAAATTCCTGGATACGTG